GTGGGATGCCCGCGATGTCCGCGACCTTCTGGTGGAAGTCGGTCTTGGGGTCTGTGTTGTAGGCGTGAACGAAGGCGTCGGCACCCGTCAGGCCATTGTGCGTGAGGCTTGCGAAATGGACCATGATGCGTGGCTCTTGCTGATCGAAATCCATAGACGCCCACTGCTCGCCTTCCTCCGGCAGGAACAGGCCGCGTATCTTTGCCGCCATCTCTGGGTTCCGGGCAGGGATTTGTTGGAGGTTGGGGTTGGAGCATGAGATGCGTCCCGTGACTGTCCCCCCTCCCTCCGAGCGCAGTTGGTTGATGTGGCCGTGGATGCGGCCGTCCTCGGCGTATCGGAAGATGCTCGACAGGAACGTATTGCCCAGCTTCGAGTATTCCCGCGCCATCGATATCTGTTGCGCGATGGGGTGCTCGTGTTGCGCCAGGAAGTTCTTCGTGAAGCTTGGAAGCCCCGTCGGGGTCCGGCCATAGGTTATGTCCAGATGGTCGAACACCTTGGCGATAGACGCGGCGGCCCAAAGCTCGATTCCAAGTCCGGTCTGCTTCTTGACGTCGGCCAGGATGTCGTTGACGACAGAGAGGGTTTCCTGCTTTAGCCGCTCGGCGGCGTCTAAGTCTACTCGGACGCCCCGCCACGTCATGTCAATGCAGACGGGGAGGACGCGCGTCTCCAGGTCGAAGATTTGCCAAAGGTCTTGCTTGGTGAGTTCCATCTTGAAGATGCGCCACAGTTCCAGCGTCAGGCGGGCGTCAGCCTCGGCGTACTCCCCCACAAAACAGGCGGGCAGTTTGTATAGCTCGGCCTTGGGGTCCACGCCAAAGTTCTGGGCGGCATCCCGGAGGGCGGCCTCTGACTTCATGTTCCCGGTGTAGTCGTAGCTGACTGCGTTGAGGGAAAAGCTGAACCGGTTCTCGTTAAGCAGGGGCGCTGCGAGCATGGCATCGATCAGTCGGCCGCTCAGGTCTATGCCCAGCCGCTTGAGCCAACCCACGTCGTAGGCCGCGTTGTAGAAGATCTTGTCAGAGGGGTGGCTCGCTATTTCCTTCTCGAACCAACGCATGACGATGCGCCGGTCGAGGTTTCCCCCGCCCTCGTGGGCAATGGGCAGGTAGGCGTTAAACCCGTCGTACGCGACGGCGATGCCGACGACGTCCCCATGTCCCGTGGCCCACCCAGGGCCGTGGGTCCTGAGGCGTGGGTCTTTAGTCTCTAAGTCAATCGCGATTTCTGTTATGTCGCTGGGCGTGGGGGGGAGGCTCTCAACGGGAACCCACTCGGTCTGCACTCCCCAGACGGGCTTTTTAAGATTCTTCTTCATCACGTTTTCCCGCCTCGTTGCAACGACGCTTCTCGTCCTCGTAGTACGCGCACTCGAAGGCCACTCCGGCGTATCCGGCACCGTCCACGTAGTCGTCCGCGTTGAAGTTCCCCTGCTTGCGTCGGGCGATCTTCAGCAGTTCCATTAGATTTGCGGCGTCTTCTGGAGTTAGGGTCACGCCGTCTTTAAGCGAGTCGTGAAGGTAGCCACTCCACAGGTGCGCGATGTTTGCGTGGTTTTCTACCGCAGGACCGTGGGCGTCGGCTCTGTCTCCCGCGACGTATTCCGAAGCCTTGGCTAGTACTCCGCGTGCCGTAGTTATCCTTAGCGTCATAGTGCCCATCCTCTCTGTGAATCTTCTGGGAGCTTTAGGACAAGGTTTGACTTGGCCCTTGTTAGTCCGACGTACAGAACCCGGTGCGCGTCGTCTGGATTTTTTTCCATATCGCGGATGGCCTTCCCGGAAAGGTCGAGGTACAGGAGGACGTTGTCGGCCTCCCCGCCCTTGGCGCCGTGGATGGTGGAGAGTTTGATCTTTGGCTTCTCAAAGATGTTCACGCCACGGTTCAAGAGAGATGTGGCGTAGGCCCGGTCCTCGTCGGCTATCCTGTCCAGAGCTTCGTCCCACGGCCCGTCCGGAGTTTCCAGTCCAAAGTGTTTCCTGAGCACCTCCAGACTTAGAAGGTCTTTCTCGTCGGCTCCCCCCAGCATTTTCTTGGCGCCCCGCTTCAGACGACCGGACCCGCTGGATATGAAGTTGTACAGGTTGATGGCGTCCTTGAGCGAGACCTCGTGGCCCGCCCCCTCCTGCAAGTAGTCCCACGATCCAATGGCGCTCTTGACGTTCTTGTCCAAGGACGGCGAGCCCTTCCGCTCGAAGTACTGGCCGTTAGACGTCATCCGATTCGAGATGTCGTCCAGCATGTAGTTTGCTTGCGCCAGCACCAGCCAGTTCTCGTCTCCGAACATGCTGGGGTCCACGTCGTAAACCCGCTCAACGGTGCCCTCTTCCTTCCGGGGGCGCCACTGCTTCTGCTGGCGTTTTTTGATGCGCCGAACCACGGAGTTAGCCACCGCGTGTATGCTCCGGGGCACCCGGTAGGACTGCGACAGTACCTCTGAGCTACCCTCTAGGGTTACGAAGTGGTCTATGTCTGCGCCCGCCCACCGGTAAATTCCTTGGTCGTCGTCCCCCGCAACGAACATCCGCTCGCTGCGCTCACTGAGGTGGCGCGCCACCTTCCACTGTAGGGGCGTCAGGTCCTGCGCCTCGTCGAGAAACACCACCTTCAAAGACGGAATGCTGGCCGGTCTTTCTGCGAGCTTCACCATCATATCGGTGAAGTCCAGGAGGCCGTTCGCCACCTTGAACCGTTCGTACTCGCTGTAGATGTGCTCGAACTCATAGAACGGAATGCCCAACTCCAACTCGTTGTAGGCGTGCTCTATCCCGCCCATGGAGTTCCGGGCAAGGTCGAAACCCTGCATGATTGGATTGTTGGACTTGACGGCGGCAAAGCCGTCGTCGGAAACCCTCTGAGACCCGAGGCTCGTAAGGTCAAGGCCAATCTCCTTGGAGAAATCCTTGAGGCCTTTGTCCCCGAGTACTTCAGCGCTGGACAAGCCCAACGACTGAAAAGCCAAACTGTGCAACGTCCGGAAATAGGTGAAGTCTTTTTCCGGATCCAACCCGAACCGGGAGGTAGCCCTGTCGCGGGCCTCGTGGGCAGCCTTTCGGGTAAAGGCGAAGTATCCAATCTCATTGGGCGAGACCCCGTTGGACAGCAACCCATCTACCTTGTTTAGAAGTGTGGTTGTCTTCCCCGTGCCGGGAGGGCCGAAATACCTAAACATTTGTTAGACCAATCAAAACGGAACGTCCTCCTCGTCGGCAAACTTCGTTGCGAAGTCCACTGACACTTTTTCAAAGGCTGGTATTGACCAGCACCGGATCGTGCGACCCTTTATTCGGAACTGCTCGGAGGCCCCACCCATGTCCCGGATGCGTTGCGCGACCTTGTTTGATTTGTACTCGAAGAACTTGTGGCGCTTCAGGTATGACTCGAAGTCCTTGAGCCGGAAGTATGTCCGCTTCGTTTTCTCGTCAGTCCACGGACGACGCAGCAAGATCTCTTCCTTGTCCTGGGCGGACTGCATGTGCGTGGAGAACTCCTCCAGCAGATCGTTGAACTGACCCCGGAGACTGGTGTCGTCGGACGTCGAGATGACCGCGCCCTCGGTGCTTATCATCTGGCTTAGGAGGCCGTTCATCAGAGCTTCCCAAGCTGCGCGCGCTACGGTCCGGGGCATGAAGTTGATCTGCTCCATGCAAAGGATCTGGAACCGCGCCTGCTTCTGTAGGCCCTCGGTGTCTAGCTCTACCGGGCTCCCGTTGACGTCTAGGAACCAAAGGGGAGGCTCGTTGCCGTACTTCCTGAGGTTGGCGACGGTCGGCGTATTCGCGCCGCCACCCACGCCGTGCTTCCGGCTGCGGCACAGGTCCTTGTTGCAGAAGCTGCATATGGGCTGGTCGGCGCACTTGTACTGGTAGTCCTTCTTGCCGATCTGGTCCGCGACGACGTTGACCTCCTTCAGGTCAAGGGGCGGGCTCATAATCGTTTGGTTGTAGTCCAGTATTCTGGTTTCCCAGTCGTCTGGGTACGCCTTGCGGAGATACACGCCAAGGTTGAACAAGCCGTTGTTGCGAGTTCCCTCTGGGAAGCCCTGCCGGAGTAGTGCTTGCAAGCACGGCGGGCCGTCCTTGAGCCTATCGTCAACGACGGGGGCCTCTTGCGTGAGTAGGGTGTCTAGGTCGGCGACGTCGATAGCCGATTCCTCGGCATACTTTAGAAACTCTTCAAGCGTGGCCGCGCTTCCGTCGCTCTTGAGCGCGTAGCGCAGTCCCCCCTCTTGGTCAAAGTACGGGAGGTTGAGAAAATTGCCGTTATCTCCCCGTTCTACAACGAGTTTTATCTGCTTTGGGAATATCTCACATCCACCATAGCCAAGTTCTGCGGCTATCTCCTTCAGCTTCAACTGTAATGCCTCGGCCTCCACGAAGTCCTTTAGGAACAGGAAGACGTGCGCGCCAGCGGACTTGCTGCGGCACACCACCAGAGGCAACTCCAGCTTCTCCACTCTCCTTATCAACGCGACATGGTCGAGTGGGTACTGGTCAATGTCTATGGCCCCCCACACGCATAAGTTGTCCTCGTTGATCGGCACGACGCCAATGCTCTGCTTCCCCGCGAGGTGCGCGTCAAAGGTTGCCGTGGTCCGTGGTTCCTTGACAAATAAATATTGCCCCTTTTGCTTCTGCGTCCGGGCGTCCTTGTCTCCAATCTGCAAAGAGCCGTAGGCCCTTTCGAGGCCTCGGAAAAGCGTGGCGAACCGTTCTGTGTTGGATTTTTCCATAAAAAAGAGGGGGGGATAATCCCCCCCTCAAATCCTAGAAGGGCACGTCGTCTGAAGACGAGGACGAAGAACCGGGTTCCTCGTTGACGTGTTGCACCTTCACTTGGCCCGCCCTAATAGACTCGGCGAACAGTTTCGCCTCTGCGTAGAGGGCGGGGTCGGTTAGAGGCTCCCCCTTGGAGATTTGCCAGCCGTGCCATGAGCCGTTTTTGTTTTCCTCCGAGGCGGTCTCCAGTTTCCACTCGTGGCTAAACCGTGGCGGCGTGAACAGGTTGCCGTTCCGGTCCTTCATTTTGCTAGCCCGCATGGCGGAGTTCCATTGCTTGGACTTCTTG